AGATGTGTATAAGAGACAGCTTGATAATTTAAGAAGCAGAAATTTATACAATGGGGCTTTCCTTACATTTAATAATTGTAGTTTTGTAGAAGTTTATAATTGTATTAGTGAAAATATGAATTATTTAGTGCAATTATATCAAAAATGTCATGATGTAAATATTCACAATAATGAGTTTTATAATAATTCAATTAAAGCCCAATCTTCTATGTCTGCGATATTATGTTATTCATCATATAATGTAGATATTTACAATAATTTCATCCAAGGACAAACATATGATGGTACTGTTTCAGTGTTTGGTAGTGGTAGCAACAACGTAAACGTGTATAACAATAGATTAATTAATTACTATGATTTAAATTCAGTAAACTATTTAAGTCAAGGTATAACAATTGACCAAGGTTGTAAATTTGTTAATGTATATAATAATGAAGTTCGTGGTTATTGGTACGGTATAGATGTAAAATCTAATGTTGAATTTATAGATGTTTATGATAATAATGTTAAAGGTTGTAAAATTGGTATAACTAATAGGGACGGTGAAGCAACAGAGGGAACTTCAACTAATGAGGTATATATCAGAAATAATAATATAACATTTAATGAATTATATCATAAAAATTTAGATACTTTTCAATTAGATGGATTTCAACAAATAGGTGTAGCTATCGTTAACAGATATGGGTGTAAAGTTACTAATAATGAAATATTAGTTGATTACACAATGACAACTGCATGCTGTGGAATTTATGTAAAAACTAATAATACTGCAACAAAAGATTATTTAGAAGAATCATTAATAAATAACAATAAAATTTCATTTCTTTATGCTTTTTCTAAATTTTATTATGCTATCGACGGAAGTTGTGCATTATTTATAAATAGTGGTAAAAACATAAAAATAAAAGATAATTATTTAAGATTTTATAGTTCAAAAAGTTGTAACACAATTGTTTTCAAAGGTGAAAATAGCAAGGTATATATCGAAGAAAATACAATAAAAAATCAAAATCCTACTATGAGATTAATTAAATTTTTTGATGAAACATCAAGTGTTAAAAATTCAGTTATTCGAAATAATAGATTAGAAGATACAAAGATTTTAATTTGTGATGATGCAGTAATAGAAACTAAGAATAACTATTTTAAGGATAATTTTGACTTTAGAAAAATTATTGATGGTGGTTACACTTCTAAATTAGTGCTAGGTAATAATACTGCCGACACACTATACAGAATAACAACACAATATACTCCTACAATGTTATTTAATATTAAAGTTAATATTTATAATACTGGAGAATGTATTAGTGGATTACTAGCAGTAAAAATAGCTGATGGAGTTGCTTCATTAACTAACAGTCAAGTACAAGGTAACGATAAAATATTATTTGAAGTTCAAAATAACGAAGAAGTTCAAAATAATGGAACTTGTGATTTCAATATAAGAATTAACAATCAAAGTGGAGCAAGTATTCGTTTATATTCTATATTAGAAATAATAAGTGCAGACCAACCAACAAATATAATATAGGATTATTGCAAATGAGTAAGGAGGCAACATCAACTTTCCTAAATTTAAAAAGGAAGTGAATGATAATGGCAAGTAAAGAGAATATTTATTCTTCAATACAAAATCTTTATAATATGGATAAAAACACTTGGCAAGAAGTTCTCGCAGAATTATATAATCTAATTTATCAATGTCAAGAAACATGTGATAATTTAAATAATACAATCAATCTTATGTTACCATATAATAAGATTGTTTTAATAGCACCTAATAATAAACAATATAAATTAATAGTTGATGATGACGGAAGTTTATCAACAGAATTATATGAATAGGAGGTTATTATGAACGAAATTTCAACTTTAATAACAAATGTAGGATTTCCAATTGTTTGCGTTCTCGGTTGTGCTTATTTTATATGGAATATGGTTAGGCAAGAACGTGAAGAAAATGCAAAGAGAGAAGAAAGATATTTAACAACTATTGATAAATTTACTACTGTATTAGAAAAAGTAAATGAAAATTTGACAACTAATAACAAAAGATTAGAATATATTGAAAGAAAAATGAATATAGGAAGTGATGACTAATGTATAATCAAATTAATATAAGCAGTGGTCATAGTATTAATTGCCAAGGTGCAAGTGATATATTAAATGAAGTTACCGAAGCAAGAAGAGTAGTTGATAGAATTTACGAAATGTGTAAAGCTATGGGTATTGAGGTTTACAAGTATCATGATACATCAAGTTCAAGCAATCAGAATTTAGCCAATATCGCTAACTGGCATAATCAATTTAAAGACGGAATAGATGTATCAATACATTTTAATTGTTATCAACATACATCAAATAGTATGGGGACAGAAGTTTGCTATTATTCTCAATCAGAATTAGCTAATAAAGTTTCATCAGCAATTAGTAAAGCAAGTGGTTTAAAAAATAGAGGAGGAAAAGAAAGAAAAGGACTTTATGTATTAAGACATACAAACAAACCAATGATTTTAATAGAAGTATGTTTCCTTGATTCTTCTTACGATGTTCAAAAATATCAAGAAAATTTTGATAACATTTGTTCAGCAATTATAGAAGCACTTACTGGCAAGGTATATATGTCTAGACCAGTTAGTGTACCAAATCAAAACACAAACAATAAATCAAATAATGATAAGATTTATCGTGTACAAGTTGGAGCTTATAAAATTAAATCAAATGCAGAAGAAATGCAACAAAAATTAAAAAAATTAGGTATTGATAGTATAATTATATAATAATTTTAATGGAAAAGTTTACTAATAATAAACTGAACAATTATTCAACCCTTGCAAACCCAGTATTTGCAAGGGCTTTGAAACATCAATTCTGACAGATTTCAAATTTTAACTTTTAAATTATATAAGCAAATAGTCATTTAAATTAATTTTAAAAATTTAAAAAATAAATGAAAGGAAGTGGATTAGTCGTGGCTTGGTATAATTATGATAGAATGAATAGTTATAATGCTACTTTAAATTTTATATTAACTAATAGAGGTTTTGGAAAGACTTTCGGAGCAAAATGTAATGTAATAAAAAAGTTTTTAAAAAAGGGAGAACAATTTGTATATGTAAGAAGATATAAAACTGAACTTAATGACATTCATAAATTTTTTGATTCACCCGACTTAAGGAAAAAATTTAAAACTCATACATTTGAAGTAAAAGGTAAATCATTTTATATAGATGGAAAAATCGCAGGATATGCAATTGCTCTATCTACTTCACAAAAATTAAAGTCAATAGATTATCCTTTCGTAACAACTATTATATTTGACGAATTTATAGTTGATAAAGGTTGTATAAGGTATTTAACAAACGAGGTTGATGTATTTTTAGATTTATACGAAACAATTGCGAGAAAGAGAAATAATGTTAAGGCATATTTATTAGCTAATAATGTATCTATAGTAAACCCTTATTTTACTTATTTTGATGTAACCCCTAAAAAGACAGAACGTTTTACAATAGCACGCGATGGTGAATTAGTTGTTGAAATGTGTACAGATACTGTATTTATTAATGAAAAATTAGAAACAAAATTCGGTAAACTTATTAAAGGAACAAAGTATGCAGATTATTCAATATATAATAATTCACTTAGAGATAGCGAAGTGTTTATTGAAAAACGACCAAAACGAAATACTTCGCCTGTTATGAGTATAGTTTATAATGGTGAAAGGGCAATGATATGGCTTGACTATAAAACTGGTATATTCTATTGTGATGATAAATATATGAAAACTTGTAACGAATATGTATTAAGTTGCGAAGACCATAATCCGAATACATTATTAAATGCAAGTGGAATTAATCTTAATATGTTAAAGCAATTAATTTCATATTTCCAAGTTGGAAGAGTAAGATTTTCAGACCAAAATATAAAACATTTAATGTATGACATATTTAGAAGTTTAGGGGTAAAATAAAAGGAGGGTTTATCCCTCCAATTATTATATTATTTCCCTTATTTCTTTTTCGTGTTCTCTTAATCTCTTCCTTATCCTTGAAAGAATTGTTTTTGTTCCATTGTATTTTACTCCAAATTTATTACTTATTTCTTCAATGGTATAACCTTGACAATACATTTTAAAATATTCTTTATGTCTATCGTTTTTAATAAATTCACACACTTTATCTATTGTTTCGTTTATATCTTCGTATTCATCTTCAGATTGAATAACATTGTGTAGACTCAAATCTTTATTACTTTCATTTTCAACTACTTCTTTATCTAAAAATACTCTGTTATCATAAACTTTTCTTTTTTCCCTTCTTTCAACTTTTAAAACATCATAAACCCCATTTTTTATTACTTTCGCTATAAATGTATTTAGCCCTGCAATATCTTCATTATATTCATTTAAAGCAAATGCGACTTTTGCTTCACATATTTGAAGCACATCTTCAAACTCTACTCTATCATGATATTTTACTAAAATACTATTATAATATTTATAAGTCATACCCCTTAAATATCTATCACCATATTGATTAATATAATCTTCAAATTTCATAAATCCCTTACCCCCTAAAATAAATAATAACTATTTGAAATTTTATAAGGTTGCTCTTGTATAAGTGTACCACCTTTTATTATCTTTGATTTTTTAGACTTAATTAATCCTACAATTTTCTTTGTGCATTCTTTATCGTAGTAATAATATACATCATTTTCTTTTGTATATAATTTCATCTTTTTTAATTCCTTGGTTGAATGTAAACAATTATCAAATACATTAATATCATCAACTTGTTTCATTATAGCGTCTGTTAACCCACAACATTTAATTTCCCATTTATGAGTTTCTGCATTCTTTTCTGCATAACGTTTACTACCAATATATTTAAAATCTTCAAAACTTAACTCGTTATCCCAGTAACCGTATATTTTTGCACCTATATTTACTCCTTTAACTTCTTCAAGTGTTCCATATAAATGTAAACTATCTGTATCACAATATAAAAATCTTTCATAGTTTGCATTAATTGCTTGAACTAAATATTGCTTCGCATAACTTGTAATAAATGTTGCCATAGGTAAATATATATTGTCTGAAACATACTCATCATGTAAATGATTAATTGTAAATATTCCGTCTTTGTTTTCAAACTCTGTAATTTCATTTGACCCACTCATACCGAATTTACCATATAATCCATTTTGTCTAAGTTTTGCAATAGCTCTGTTTGCTCCTGTACTGTTCTTTTTCACTTCGCTCCAAAAATCAATATAATTTTTAAACAAATCATGACTACCAGTAAATGCCATATGTCCACCAAGTTCATAAGAGTAAACATTGTAACATTCAAATAATAATTCAAGCAATGGATTACATAATCTAAAAGTTAATGTTACTTTTTCGTCGTCTTTTACATTATTCTTTAAAATTTCTCTACCATTAAAATTTGGATTGTCTTTAACTTGTAAAAATGGCATCTTATTTTCTTTTACTTCAAAATCATATATAGTAATTTCTTGTATATAAAGTGGGAAACATTTTTTATAACTTTCATTCATTTTACAATATGGAATATCTTTAAAATTTGCTTGTCCGTATGGCAGTAATCTATCGCTCATTATATAAGGATAAAGTGAATTAACATCTAAAACTATTCCATTATGATTTTTGCATTTTTTAAATTTTTCTACGTTTTCAAAGCATACTGTACTTAGTCCACCATAATAAGAATGCCTTTGCCACGCATCTGTAAAATAGCTTTGTTTTGGAAATAAACATTCAAATAATATTTGTTTCTTTAGTGATGGTTTATTAGTTTGAAAAAATTTTGACCTCATTAGCCCATTGTCTACGTAATCATATAAATCTTGATTTTTAAACATATTTTGTTTTAAAGTATAATCTTCAAGAATTGTTTCTTTATAATCTTCTAGTGATTGACCACTATTAGTTAATTTAGTATAAACCACATGTTTCCCGTTTATATCAAGCCCATCAATTTTTAACATTTTTACCAAATAACTTAATCCAAAAACATCATTATAAATATAACTTAATTCTTCCTTAGTTAAAAAATCATAAACATTTCTTTCCTTTTCATAATCTAGCCCATCTTTTGGTAAGTGTAATTTAAGAAAATCATCACAACATTTTTGTAAACTATATGGAGCAATTTTGAAGGTATCATAAAAATTGATTGTTACATCATCACCTTGCAAAGTTAGTTTATAGAATACCCCGTCTTTCATAACTAAATTGTATTCGTAAGGTTTTAATTTTGTTTTGTTCTTACCTGTAAATTTTAGTTTCTCTTTTTTCTTATTATAAAAATCATAACATTGTTTTTCATAATATTCATCAACTCTTTGTCTTGTATTATCTTGTTCCGTAAACCATAAAATGAACGGTTTAATATCATATAAAGCATTGTGTGCAAATAAATTAATTGTTTTCTTTTTAATAGATAATAAATCATTCATAAAACTATCTACTGTTCTATAATGATAACAAATATCTGTATTATTATCACATGACATTAATGCAATAGAATATGTCAGCATTTCATTTTTTTCTTTTAAATAACATGCTTCAATATCAAATGCAAAATTTTGTGTTTCAGCATAATTCGGAATATTCCTATAAGAATAATAATTGTCTAAATTTTCTGTTATATTTTTTAACCTTTCATTTAAATCCATTTATTAAACCCTCCCTATTTAAAACTATCTAATTGTCTATATTCATTAATAGTTCTGTCAATTCTTGCATAAGAATTTTGTGAAGCCTTATCCATTTCACCCTCTCCAATATCTAAGTATTTATCCCTTAAATTATTAAGTTCACCTTTTATAAATAATTCTTTTTGAAGTGGTGAAAGTGTGTGCCATTGTTTCCATATAGCCTGTCTTTCATAATCTTTCATATTTTGAACAAAATCTAATGACATAAAATCAGCAAACCATTTATTTTGCATAGTATCATCATTTAATTTGTCATAAACTGCTTGAAGTGTTATCTTCTTATAATCATTCTTCAATTTATTTAACATTGCTAATTTTCTTTCATCATCAGAAATATTTAATACACCAATTTTCTTTAATGCAACACCATCAATCCTAAAACTTTTATTCCTCCTTGATGGAAAAAACACATCTTTACCAGTTAAATAATCAATCTGTTGCTCTGATAGACCCATAGCTTTTAATGCGTTTATTGATGATTCAATTTGCTTATTATACCTTTTTACATAATTATTTAATCTTGTATCAATTGACATTTGTCTTTTAGGGTTTTTATTATTTAAATTATCTTTTTTGATTTGTACTTGCAACCCACGTTCAATTTTATTAATTTGTGTTTTTAATTGTCTATCACTAAGTTGTCCATTTTTTAAATAAGTTGGAATTTTATAACCTAATACTTGTAACTTATTAACTAAATATTTTACCTTTTGTTTAGTAGACTTCTTTTCCCAATTAACTCTTTTTAATCCTGATAATTGCTTTTTTGCATTCATATTATACCCTCCCATTATTAATATATGTATTAGGGTGAAATTTCTTCACCCTTATTAATTATTCTTCTCCATCTATTATTAGTTGCCTTGTAATAGCTGATGGCACAGTTTCATGGTCATTAATATAACCAGTTAAATCTTGCTCAAGATGATAATTTTCATGGAATTTATAACCATCATATGGGAAGTAAACTCTTTCATCATCATCATTAAAATAAATTGTTTCCTTAGTTAAATCAATTTTATTTCTTAATGTATCATAATATACATTATAATCATATTCTCCATTATTTTCAACTTTTACCAATACTGGCATTGCAAAGCATTCTTTATGAGGTTTAAATTTTGTTTCAGCTTTTACAGTTGTTCCTCCAATCATAATCATTGTTAAAGTGACAATTAATAATTTTTTCATAATTTCTCAATCTCCTTTTTATTTACTTATATTAATAATATATGTATCAAGGGTAAATGTTTACCCTTATTAAACTAAATTTACATTAATTATAATGTTGTTGTATATGTCAAAGTATGGAAATAAATCAATTAATGTGTTACTAATCATTACTGTGTTGTATTTATCAAAATTAATATTTGAAAATTGTAAATCTTCAATAAATTCACAAATTTCATTATAAGTAACTCCCTCTTCGTAAACTTTAATATCCACATTAATTTTAACATCAAAAGATTTTTTCATAATATCGAACTCCTTTTTATTTAATATTTGTTTCCCTTTCTATAATTTAATTATATAATATTTGAACAACTTTTTCAACAGTTTGTAAACAAATATTTGAAAGTTTTGTTCGACAAAAAAAGGACAGATATTTATCTGCCCTTAATTATTCATTAATTCGTTATACCTTGTAACTTTAGATATATAAATACTATCAAAATCTTCAGGTATTATTTTAAGCTTTTCATTTAACTTTTCTAAACATATATACACGTCAACCATTTCCTCTAATACCATACTATCAATTTCTTCTTTACTTGCTCTTAATGTTACATCTCCACTAATCCAGCGATTTAGTTTTGATAAAGCTTGTATAAGTTCTGAGCATTCTTCTATTGTAATTGAATTTACATCTTGTAGGCTTTCCTTAATCATTCTATTATCACCCCTATAAATTCTATAAATTTTTGTGGTATATCACCTCTAAATTCTGTGTTTAAAATATCCAAATATCTTTCGTAATCTTTATTGTTTTCTATATACCCATATAAATTTATTAAAAAATCATCTGTAAATACTCTATCCTCTGATATACATTCATTTCTTAATTTATAACTTTTTTCAATTATATTCATTTTAATAACTCCTTTCTTGTATCTTCTTGGTCAAATAAAAAATTAACTAAATACTCATAATCTTTACGAGATTTACAACCTCCATTTATATATGCATATGCTATCCAAAATATTTCATCGGGATAAAGTTCCCTATAACCTAAAACTTTTCCGCACTTATCAGCTAATAGTTTGAATGCTACAAATCTATCATCTGTCATTATAAATATACCTCCTTATCTCTATCACTATATGCAATTACAAACTCGTCTAAATTATCATCAAGATAGCAAACTTTATAATCGCCTTTGCCATCTTCAATTATTATTTCTAATTTTTCTTTTAATTCTTTTACTGTCATATACAATACAACTCCCTTATTAATTTCGCTCTTAAATCTTTTTCTGTTTTATAATGCTTTGGTACAATAGTAAACATTTCATCAGTCATTTCATTTGTAATTTGATTCTTCCTTTTATATTTTACTACTAAAATATCGCAAACTTCATCATCTTTCATTGTCATTAATTCACAAGCTTTACTTGCTAAAATTCTGTATTCGGAATCAAATTCCATCATTATTTGTTCGCAACCTCTAGATTCTAAAATTTTATAAATTTCGTATACATAATTCATTTATTTATCCTCGCTTTCATCATTTCCACATTTCAAAGATTCTTCATATTTATATTTGGTAACTGTACGATACCAACAATCAAAACAATTTTCAAAAATTTCACAATCAGATTGGAAACCATTTAATTCCTCATACATAAGGTTAGGGCATTCAACATCAATCATATATAAAACATCATCAATAGTATCAAGGCTAAATTTTTTCATTTATTTTTCTCTCCTTTCAAACTCTATTAATCTATCAAGGTATTCCTTTGCTTTTTCTAAATCCTCAATTCCGTTTTTATCTTTGTATCTTGTAACATATTTTATAACATTACCTTGCATAAATGTTAAATTATTTCTTAAGCAAAATTCTATTACATCAATACCAGTACCGTAATAAGTTGGTTTAATTTTATTTACATCCATTGACATAAATCGCACACCCCATCATTTTTATAATATTCGTAACTATCTATTTGTCGCCCACATTTTGAACAACAATAATAAAATTGTTTAGTTCTATAAGTTTTGATTCTCTTTATCATACTCATCTAACTCCTTTATTAACATTTTTGAAATTTCACATAATTCTAAACGTTCATGTACTGCTTTTTCTAATATTTTTTTATCAGTAAATCGACAATACATTTTTTGTAAATGTAATTGATAATAACTAATACTTTCAATTAATAATTCTATTTGTCTTTTTGTCATTTTATTTCCCTCCAATACAATCTTCCATAAATTTTAATACTAAACCGAATAATATAAGCAAAACAATAAATCCCATAATAAACATAGTATTTAAATAATTACATACTAAGAAAATAACTATAGTATATATTGTAATATACATTACTAAACCCGAAAATGTTAACATTTAATCACCTCTTATTTTTGTAATATTTCATAAAGTTCGCCTAATCTAGTGATTAAAATATTATCATCTAATTCATAACACATATCATACATTTCTGAATAACCATCACTAGATAAACTTTCATAATCAAAATTATTAATCTGTCTCTTATACACATCT